GGAAGGAAAGTAGAGCCGCCTGATTGAACGCACGCTCAACCGCCAGATGTTTGCGCCTACCGGCCTGCGCTTCCAGTTTCAGCCGGATCGCCTCTCTGCCATGCAGGAGGATGAGGAGCAGCGCGCCGCCAGCTATGCCACCTATGTCAACGCCAAGATGCGCCCCAGCATCGCCGCGCAACTGGTGGGGCTTGCCCTGCCGGATGGCGTCACTTATGAAATGCTCGACCAGGATTTACAGGCAGAGCAGGAGCTGGAGCGCCAACAGGCAGAGGCGCAAATGGCAAGGTTGGCGCAGCCTAGACAACTCACCGGGCCAACGCAGGATGAAGCGCGCGCCGAGGAAGTGCGGCGGCTCAAGCGTTGGGCCAAGGGCAAGAAATCGCCCGATGTAGACAAGTTTGATAGCGCCATTTTAGACCGCGCCGACAAGATGAGCGCGCTTGGCATACAGGAGGACGCGGGCGCGGAGGATGCGCCCTTTCCATATCCCTAGTGAAATCACGCCGCAATGGTTCAAAGCGATGACGTTGCAGCTTGATCCCGAAGGGGAGGACGACGCCGAGCAGCAGATCCGCCGGCAGTTGGAGCGCAAATTTGAGCGTGAGTTGGCTGGGGCCTTTGATGAGCAGCTCAACACGCTGCTGCCGGATGATGCCAGTGATGACGCCATCCGCAGCGCACCTCAGTCTGTAACGACCAGCAGCGAGCCGGTGCGTGAGGTGCTACGCCGCAATCTGGAGAGTGGCGCTGAGCTTGGCGTGAGCGTGGCCTTTGACACGTTGGAGCAGATTGGCATGGCGTTTGATTATACCTTGGCCCATGCTACCGCCGCACGGTGGGCGAGCAGGTACAGCTATGAGTTGGTACGCGGCATCAACAGCACCACCACCGCCCGCCTCCAGACGGCCGTCAATGACTGGTTCCGGGAAAGCACGACTGTGGGCGATTTGATCACGGAATTGGCTCCAACTTTCGGACGCAAGCGCGCCAAGACCATCGCCATCACAGAAACGACCAGGGCAGCCGCGGAAGGAAGCATTGCCGGCTATGAGCAAAGCGGCGTGGTCGAGGAAATCGAATGGGTAACGATGAATGACGAAAAACGATGTGTCACTTGCAAAGAGTTGAACGAGAAACGTGCGCCACTGAGGGGCAGCTTTCAAATCAGCACAGGCAGCTATCAAGCGCCCGCGCATCCTGGATGCCGTTGCTTTGTGCGGCCTGTCATTAAGGAAGCGTAATGCCAATCCAGATACAGGGCATTGACAAGCTCATGAGGAAGTTGACCCTCGCCGCGGCTATCCAAACGCTTGAGCCGCCCATGTACAGGGGCGTAAATCGCCTAGAAGCATTTATGAAATACTACCCGCCCGCTCCGAGTGGCAGCAAGTACATCCGCGGCTATGGCTTTCCAAATCGCCCTACATCAGAGAAGTACGGGCAGCGATGGACAACCAAAGTTACATCTTCAGCGAGTGGGCTAGTTGGCAAAGTGGGCAATAACGCCAGCTACGCGCCGTGGGTAGGCAGCAGCATGTTTCAAACTAGATTTCATGCTCGCACAGGATGGCCCACCGATGCGAAGGCGATTGCCGCCAATGGCAAGGCAATCATGGCCGACTTTCAGAGCGCCATCGACCGGGCGTTGGCGAGTTAAGGGGGAAGTATGACCTGGGAAATGGAAGCAGACAACCGAGGCGTGAATGATGTACTTGTCTATGTCGGCGATGCGGTCAAAGCTCTTGACGACAATGGCCGCGTGGGTGGCTATCTGGTGCGCTATGGCACGCCGGACGATGTAGACCTGACCGGCGATTACTTCGACGCCTCCAGCGATTTCGACGTGGACGAATGGCCGCACAAATCACGCATCTATTACCAGCATGGGCTGGATAGCCGGCTCAAGCATCGCAAGTTGGGCAATGGCGAGATGCGCCAGGATGAGATCGGCGTGTGGGTGGAAGCGCAATTAACCCTCCGTGACGAATACGAAAAAGCCATCTTTGAGCTTGTCAAACAGGGCAAGATGGGCTGGAGCAGCGGCACAGCCGGCCATCTGGTTGAGCGTGAGGAGAAAGGCGCGGCGATGCACATCACGCACTGGCCGTTGGGCCTTGACGCCTCGATTACGCCCACGCCCGCCGAATATCGCAACAGTGCAGTAACCCTTAAGTCATTATCCGCAACCGACCCGCGTTATGCGTTCTTTTTGCCGGAGACGGGCAGCAAACCCGTGGTGCAAGAAGCGAAAGCCGAGGAGGATGCGCCAGATACAGAACCTATTTCACAGGAGAATCCACCAATGGACGAAGAAGAAACCACATCGGCAGTCGTTGAAGATGCCGAAATTGATATGAGCGCATTGGTCAAGGGCATCGTTACGGAGCAACTAGCGCCGCTCAACAAGTGGCTTGAGGCCCAGCCGGTCAAATCCGCTGACATTCAGTTGCCGATGATCAATAGCAAGAACAAGCTAGGCGATGATGAAACGAAGGCGCATCTTGCCTATATCCTACGCAATGATGACGGCGGTATCAAACACCTCAAGGCATCCAGCAATAACCCAATGTCGGAGGGCACAACCTCGGCGGGCGGTTACGCCGTACCGACCGGTATGTACCAGCAAATCATCGCCAAACTGCGCGAGGATGCGCTTTATCCCAAAATCGGCGTGCGCCTAATTCCCGGCAAGGGCAAAGATGTCAATGTGCCTATCGAAGGTGCAAGAGATGGCGCCTTTGTCTTGACGGCGGAAGGTTCGTCTACCGACCGTGACGCGCCCGTATTAGGTCAAGCAACGATGACGCTGGCGAAATACACCAAGCGTATCGAGATCAGTTGGGAGTTGATCGAGGACGAGGACGCGCAATTGTTTTCGTTCCTTGCCACCTTTGTCGGGCAGGGCATGGCGAAAACGCATAACACGCTGCTCATTACCGAAGCGTTGGCCGGCGGCACGCTAGGGACAGCCTGGGGCAACCCGATTGTCGCTACTAATGTACCGTCGCTGGTCTATGCGTTACCGCAAGGCTATGAGCAGAGCGCCGTTTGGATCATGAAGAAATCGGTTGAGGGGACGATCCGCGGCTTTTCCGGCAATAACTTCCAGTTTGTACCGACCGCACCCGATGGCCCGAACGCTTTGAGTCGCCGTGAATTATGGGGCTTCCCGCTCTACAACAGCGATGCGATGCCGACAGCGGCGGCATCGGCAAAGGCGGCGATCTTTGGCAACTTTAACTACATGGGGATGAGGATGGCGCCCGATATTACTTACGTGAACGATCCGTATAGTGGCGCTATCACCGGGCAGTTGCGCCAGCATTATTGGTTCCGCACGGTCTATAAGACCCTACAAGCGGAAGCCATTATCTATGGACAACAGGGGACTTAAGTTATGGCAGAGAATCCAACCACAGTACCTGCAGGTGACACACCGCCGGCGCCGGAATATGACACGCTCACCGTGGAGCAGATTACCGCCTGGGCCACTACCGCCACATCAAACAAACTCACGCTCGCCATTCTGTATGAGTCTACGCACCAGAACAGGGCCGATGTCTTGGCAGCCCTTGACGCGGCTAATGCAGCTAGTGCGGAGAAACCGCCGGCATGACAGACCGGTTGCATCTGCTCATCTTCACCCCAACTTATGACAACGGGCTGCGCTCCGAAACGGTGAGAAGCATCGTGGCGCAGCAGACCGCGCATGTACTGACGTGGGATATTGGCAGATGCAACCCCTATCCGGGCCGTGATATGAGGAATGTCCTCACGCAGTACAACACGGCGCGGGAGATGTGCTTGAGCGGGCCGTATGACGCCATGATCACCATAGAGCATGACATGGTAATTCCGCCCCATGCGGTACGGGCCTTGTGCGACACGCCGGCGCCGGTTGTCTATGCCAGCTATCCATTGCGGCCCGATGGCGTACTCAATACCTGGCAGTATGTCGATACAAGAGGCTTGGGCATGAGCCTCCAGCGGTATCCGGCGGAGTTGTACCGCTACCGGCAGGCGGGCGTAGGCCGTGTATCGGGCGTTGGCTTTGGTTGTACGCTGATTCGCCGCCAGGTGCTGGAAGAAATTTCGTTCCGTACTGACTACTTCGAACATGCGCCCGATATGCCCTTTGCCCACGATTGTGTTCGCAAGGAAATCTTGCAACTGGCGCGCTTCGATGTGGAGTGCGGCCATATTCATAAGGGGGCTACTTTGGAAATTAACAGCGAAGGTACAGGAATGGTTACGGTCAAATGTATACAGCCGGTCAACATCCTCGTGAACGGCGGCGGCGTGGCCTTAAATGAAGGGGATGTACTCGAATTGCCGCCCGAACAGGCGAAGGAATTGGCAAGTCTGGGCTATGTCGAGCTTGCCAAGCCAGGGGCAGAGCCTACCGCGCCCAAAGTGCCGCGCAAATAATGGCTTTCCTCCAAGTGCTGACGCGTTGCTACCGTCGCCCGCGTATGCTGTGGAGCAACATCCGCAGCCTAGAGGCGCAGACCGACCCCGACTGGCAGCAGACTATGCTGGTTGACGGTGAAGGCCGCGGCGTCGGTGCGGCACAGGCGGCGTTGGCCAACTTTGCTGCTTTCGTGACGGGACAATACGTGTGGATTTTGGATGATGACGACCTCTGCACCCGCCCGCGTCTGGTGCAAGAAGTCAAGGCCATCGTGTCGGAGCATCACCCTAATGTAATCATGGTGCGGATGGATCATCGCAATGGCCGCATCCTACCCGATGACGACCATTGGCAGCGTGAGCCGCAACTGAGCTATATCGGCTGCTCCGCCTACATCGTCAAGCGCCAGGTGTGGCAGCGTTTCGCACCCGTCTTTGGCGGCAGTAAATACACATCGGATTATGATTTTATTGACGCTGTATTTTCATCCGATCCTGATGTTTATTGGCACGATTGCGTGGCCTCAAAAGTGCAAAGAGTTTCACTGGGGAGGGCCGGAGATTGACCATGACCTACGGCAGCAGGCAATGAAGGGGACTGAAATCTTGGTCGAGAATATGGTGGGGGAAAATTTCGATAAGGCGAACGGCGTGTTCGCGATACTTGGCAATCTTATCAAGTCTTCGCTGATCGTATTTGGCGTTTCCTTCGATACCCCAGACCTCGATAAAGGTTTCGCCAACGCGAAAGTCGCCGTGAAACCAGAGAGATTTATTAGACCATGGGCAGGATGGCTGAATCTCATGCGTAATGCCATGGCTAAAAAGCCAGTCATCCACGACCTGTTCCCAACGGGACTTCACTACATGCCCATCTGCACAAGTACAGATCAGCTTTGTATACCCTGCGGGGCGCAATTGAATTCCCGCTTCGTGCAGACGCCTTCGGATTACGTTATCACTAACATCATAACGTCGAGCGATCATCTCGGAAGAGTCGCCCGCTTCGTAGGCCGCACAAAGCTCTTCTTGTGGCAAGTTTTTTCGCCTTGGGCTAGGCCGTCCAATATTCGCCTGTCGCGCACGTTCTATAGTGGCGGCGCTGGGTTTCCGTCCCTTGAGAGGTCGAGACTTCACGCCGGCTTGTTTGAGCCTATAGGCAACGGCTTGCAGGCTGACGCCATATTCTTGGGCGATCTGACTCAGCGTCATCCCGCTCGTGTATTTTTCGGCCAATTGAGCAAGATCAGCCAAGACCGACGGAGAGAAGCTCTTGCCCTTGCGCCATTTGTGATAACAGTCTTGGCTACAACAGCGCACCGGCTCCTTGGCACGATAGGGATGCACCTCGAACGAGCGATTACAGACCTCGCAAGTAAATACGAGTTTTTCTTTTTTGGCGACCATGGAGATTCCTTTAGGGTGTGCGACCAAATATGTCTATATGCTATTTTAACACAGTGTGAAGTGGAATAAAAATGTATTCTACGATTGACGCCTTACAAGCCTACCTAGACATTGGCGGCACATTAGACGCCAACACGACGGCGCTACTCGACTCTGCACTGACCAACGCCAGCGCCACGATTGACGATATGACGCACAGGACGTTTGTCAGCGCGGCGGATAGCACGCGCTATCACGACACTTCTCGTTATCTGGAGATGAATCGCCTTTGGCTTGACGGCGATTTGGCGCAGCTCACCAGTATCACCAATGGCGATGGGCAGACGATACCGCTGGGCGCCATCGTGACCGAGCCGCGCAACAAAGGGCCTTACTATGGGCTGTTGCTCAGGTATGGCAGCGGCTACTCCTGGTCATACGGTGATTACCCGCCGGACATCGCCGTGGTGGGCAGGTGGGCCTATAGCATCACGCCGCCCGATGCGATTGTGCAGGCTACGTTGCGCCTGGCGACGTGGTTCTATCGCCAGCGGGACAACGCGCTTGACCTTGACCGCGCCGTGATTGTGGGCAACACGACCATCGCGCCCAGCCGCATCCCTGCCGATGTGATCACGATCATTCGCCCGTATTTTAAGAAGGTCTAGCCAATGCCATTCACTTCTTTGGGCGCGCTCGTTGCCACGGCTTCGGCGCTACCTGTGCCTGGCATCAAGAAGGCGGTTGCCTTTCGCCCGCGTAGGGTAAATGCCTCAGATTTGCCGCTGCTCTTCACGCGGCTGCCGGACAGCACGCGCAGTACCACGACGCTCACCTATGGGCAGGGCATACGGGCGGCGACGCTTGAGATTGTGATCTTCGTTGAGTATCTCAACCTAAGCGAGCAACCGGCAAACGACGCGCTGGCGGTGCAATTGCTCGACAACCTAGCGATGACGCTTGAGGCCAATGCCGAGGTGTTGGGGATGGATAGTTACAGCTTCGTGACGGATGAGGATATGGTGGGCGACGCCTCGCCTGTGCAGGCGATTATAGCGACCGTGGAGGTGAGCGGATGACCGAGACATTTTTTCACGAGGATGCGCGTATTCAAAGTATTCAATTCGAATGTCCCTTGGGGAAGACGCCGGCAACGCTAATCGTCGATGGCGTTGATATTTCTAAGTATGTCAGCAGCGTAGAGTTTTATATGACTCCAGAGGGCGCCGCTCGCGCCTACATTGAGGTTACGCTAGAGATTCCTGATCTCAAGATTAACGGGCGTGCAGTTCT